AGCCTCAAAACCAAGCGCGGTGTTGTTTGATGCAGTAGTGTTTGCTACTAATGCCTTATATCCCATTGCAATATTGTTTTCGCCAGTCGTATTCGCCAACATAGAGTTCCAACCCACTGAAGTATTATTACTTGCTGTCGTGTTGCCTCCAAGTGCATTGTGTCCAATAGCTGTTAAGTAATTACCTGTGGTTGCTGCATCTAATGCTGCGTAACCCACTGCGGTGTTTTGTGCGCCTGTGGTATTTGCAGCCATAGAACTATTACCAACAGCTACGTTAAACATATCAGCACTAGTTGTACTATTTTGACTTGCTAATGCACTATTACCTACAGCTACAGACTGTGCGCCTGTAGTTTCTGCTGATAAGGCAAGGTTACCTAAAGCTGTATTGTAGTCGCCTGTGGTAATTGCATCACCAGCTCTGCTACCAAAAGCAGTATTACTAAAGCCATCGGTGTTTGCGGCTAAAGCACTTTTACCAACGGCAGTGTTGTTTGAAGCTGTGGTGTTAGCAGCTAAAGTATCTGCACCTATAGCCGTATTAGAAGCGCCTGTGGTATTTGCTGTTAAAGCACTTGTACCAACTGCAGTATTGTCGTTTGCGGTGGTATTTGCATCTAAAGCCAAAGCACCGACTGCTACGTTATATGCTCCTGTCGTATTGACTAATAAAGCATCTGCACCCACCGCAATATTGTAAGAAGCAGTCGTGTTCGCTCCTAAAGCGTTGTCACCGATAGCGGTGTTGTCAGAGCCTGTGGTGTTAGCGTCTAATGAGGCATAACCTACTGCGGTGTTGTCTGTTCCAGAACTATTGGCAGTTAAGGCTAGTGTTCCTATGGCTGTGTTGTCAGCAGCCGTTGTTGCTACTAGCAAGGCTCCTGAACCAATCGCTACGTTATTACCGCCCGTGGTTAAAGCACCAGCAGCATTGTCACCCACTGCCGTATTGTCTGAGCCAGTGGTTACTGCATCAAGGGATGCTTCACCAATAGCTACGTTGTCTGTTCCTGTGGTTATGGCTGTGCCTAAGTTACCAGAACCTAGTCCTACATTACCTGTACCGCCTGTCATATCTAGTACGTCAGTTACTGCAGCGCCTGAACCTGCGCCATCAGCGACCACCATCTTAATTCCGCCATTCGGAATAACGACATTAGCGCCTGTGCCTTGAGAAATAGTGACTTGATAACCAGCACTGTTTTGAATAATCCACGTTTTATTAACGGTATTCGGTGCGAGAGTTACGGTGTTGGTTGCGGTGATTGAGCCTGCAAGAGTAAGAGAATATGCCCTGGCTGCATCTGCTGTACCATCTGCCATGGTAATCGTATGGGAAGTTCCAGTAATTGTTTCAGAACCACTGCCCCATGCTTCTGCAATGAGCTCTAAATTCGTGTTGGTACTCGTACCCCACGTTCCCGATTCATCGCCCGTAGCGATTTCTTTAAGTCTTAGATCATTTACATAAGTTGCCATATTATTTCCTCATAATAAATTAAGCTGCCTCATCTTTCCAGTCTGGTGACTGCGATGGGCTAATAGTTGAATAAGAAGGTGATTGACTAGCGCCAACATCCGACCAGTTTGGTGTCTGGTCTGGAACAACCGGACTCCATACTAGAAGTCCAGTTATTTCGCCTGTTCCATAAATTCCTGTTAATGAAACTCCTGCATGACCAGCAGCCGTTATACTGCCAAGAGCGCTTGTCCCCGCTAAACCTGTTATTGAAATAACATTATTGGTCTCTAGGGTTAAACTTCCTAAAGCACTGGTTCCAGCTAATCCCGTAGGATAAACATTGGCAGCACCCGTTACAGTCTCATCACCTTGAGAGATCGTGGAGGCTGTTCCACTAACGCCAACAAGAGCTACGCCATTAGCAACAACTGTGCCAACTGCTCCTGTACCCGCTAGTCCTGTTTCGCTAACATTGGCATCGCCACTAACCGTTTCAGCACCTAAAGCAGTGGTTCCTGCTAGTCCTGTGACCGAAAGATTTGCAGCACCAGTAATAGTAAGGGAGCTTATTGCCCCTGTACCTGCTACTCCTGTTTCCGCTACATTTGCAGTCCCGGTAATGGTTAAAGAGCTTATCGCACCAGTGCCCGCAACCCCTGTCTCGGTAACAATTGCAGCCCCAGTAATGGTTAAAGAGCTTACTGCACCTGTGCCGTATACGCCTGTCTCTGTAACATTAGCGTCACAACTAACGGTTTCAGTGCCTAAAGCCGAAGTGCCTGCAAGTCCTGTAAGGGTTACAGTAACATCAACTTCAAAGGGTTCACCCCAAGGACCATCCCCCCACTCAGCACGTCCCCAGCCGACAGCCATGCTGGTTTACGCTATTCTTATTACAGCGTTACTTGCGTCTGCGGTTGGGAAGGATATGGTAAAACTACCTGCTGTACTTGTTTTGTCGCCACCGAAATCAAAAACTGCAACTGCTGGATCACCAGTAGCTGTTTCGTTGAAAATCATGCAGCCTCTTGCCGTAATTGTGCAAGTACCAAACGTCAAGTCAGCAAAATCGGTAAACGCAGTGGTTCCCGAAGTGGTTGGAGTGACATTAGTTAATGCACTACCTTTTGCCGTATAGTTTGTACCAGTTGCTTCCTGACTGCTGCTATAAGCTGTAGTAGAAGCACTCATGGTTGCAGAACTGGTATAAAGAGCCAGATTAAAGGTATTCCCTCCAGTCGTTTTAAAGTTATGTACCGCTTGCATAAGCTCACTTTTGAAAGAAGTACACATTGCTTGTGTTATAGCCATTATAGCCTCCTAATAATATTTGCTAAGTCTTTGTGACCTTGCGCTTCCAGTTGATTACCTATCGTACACATATGGTTTTTTATCGCCTCTTTCATGTAGTAGGTAATTATAAAATGACACGCATTCCTAAAAGCCCGTGCCTGTGCTTTAATCGGATCGGGAGCAGTATCTGCAACCGAAACTAATTTGTTTGTCGCCATTTCAGCTACTTCTTCTACTGAATGACCCCTATTGTCTGTAGTTTTTACGCCTAAATCGCCTACTGATATTGTAAAAGAATCTGTTTCCATTAGTATTTATCTGGTTCTGGCGGACTAATATCTTGTCTTCCTGAAATTCCTGAAGGCTTTTCTTCTTCTATGACCTCTGAAAGTTTCCCAACTACCAATTCACCTTTTTCTAAATATACTACAGGAGGATTATCAAGTCTATGATAGCCATATAGCTTTTCCTTTAAAGGAATATTGGTATCTAGTATTGGAGAATGAGCGCCAATAGAAACATCCATACCCGAATCCATGCACTTAGATAACCAAAATTCACAACAACCTCTGCCCGATTCACCAAAATAAACATTCGACTTATAAGCAAAGTCTGCTCCAAAAAGATTGAGCTTGCCCACCTTTTTCCATAAAGCAAATGCAATGGCATAAGCAATCGTGTTGTTTAAATAGGCACAGCCCAAATCTTTAACAACTTCATCTAGGGGAAATAACTCTATCGCTGGAACCCTATTATCTAGTTCACAAGAATAAATTGGAATATCTAGTCTTGGAAGTATTCTTCTCATTACTTGAGTTTGTGGTCCTGCATCAAAGGTATCAAAAAATCGAGAAGCAGGGTCCATCATAAACACACGATCACACTTAGTAACTGCACACATGGAATTAATGCCCCAAACCTCATCATATTCCTGACTATGAGAGAGACTCATATGAAAATCTAGTTGGCTTTGACCCATCGCAACTATTGCAATGTTTTTGTCTTCCATTTTTTTAGAAGAATTAAAGTTGTCCTGATCTATAGGCATCGGTTCTATCTCTGCCTTCTCCCAATATTTTAAGCCTACCTAATGCAGACTCATATCTTGTGTTATAAACAGACATCATGTCTGCCTCACCCTTCATATACACATACCCCTCAAGCAAACAAGCATAAAGCAATGCTGATGGAGCATTCGTTGATAGCCATGTTGTTCCAGAATCACCGCCAGCAGTTATTGAAGCGGGTCTATAAAAGTAATGCAACTCCACATTGTAAGCAGCATCTGGAGTTGGAGCCACGATAAAATAATCATTATCAAATATGCCATAGTATTCTGGCTCACCTGTTGTAGAACTGTTTGGATATACTTCTCGAATCCAGTTTACATCCTT